GGTCACAATGGGGCAACACAGAATCTTTTGGTTTTGGTGTGTTTGACGGGTAATGTTCGGTCTAAAGTTCGCGTATGCGGCGGCGCAAGTGCTTGAAAAACCAAGTGAAGTTCGGAAGTCATAAAGTTCGGAGTTTGAGGGTGGGGAAAACGAGAGTGGTGTCCGTGATTTGCATGAACGCGGCGGGGCGAGGGGGTGACCTCATTTTGGCGATACCCTCTGTTTTAGACCGAACATTTAGAACATATCAGAAACTTCATTATTTACTACAGAATAACACAATATGATAGATAAGAAAAGCAACGCTTTACAGCCCTCTGCTACGATCTGCCACAAAAGTGAATTGTACTAGCGTGTTCTGTGAGCGACCGAACTTACAGAACACTGACGGCTGGATGGTGGCTGGTTACAGAACATTTCTAAGCCATTGATTTGACTGGTAAAAAAATGAGTTGGGTTTCTGAATTGGCGGTGAAAGGTTCGCCTGCATTTTATTGCGTGCCCGATATACTCGACGCTGCTACTGGAACTGGCCTCGCCCGGGGAAATGCTGGTGAAGCACTCACCATCAATTTTGTTTTGCTGCTCGACGCCGAGCCGAGCGCGGCGCTGGGCACTCGACGCTGCTACTGGAACTGGCATCCAAAACGAAAAAACCAAAAAGCCGGAAAACAAAAAAGCCCGCACCGGGTTGCGGTGCGGGCAATAAAAAACCCCTGACAGGGTTGCTGTCAGGGGTTGGACATCAGTTAGATGTCAAAGTGATTGCGGAGAGTGTCGCAATCGTCCAAGGCTTGCATGATGTCAAACTTCACCTTGTTAGGGTCAGCCTTTTGAATCATCTCACGGACATCCGTAAGGATCCCGTAGATCTTCTGCTCCAAGGTTTTGACAACCTTGTTCGTAGTGATTTCCTCCACCGATTTCAGGTGACGCCGGATGTCCGACATCATTTTGTCGAGCCGCTTCCTACTGGTGGTGCGAATCGCTTTCTCGACGACATCGAGTGTCGCCGCTTCAAACCGATTCATGCTCAGCAGTCCTTGCTCTTTCTTTGAGAGCCGGGTTGTCAAGCGCTTGCGCAGTTCGATGTAGTGCGGTGCCTTGTCGTTCATGGCGCCCTTTTCATCGTTCAGCATGGCGAACCGGAACCCACAAGTGAACATCTTCCCGGCAAGGACGCGCAGAGAATCCTCTGCTTCCTTGGTCTTGGAAAACGCATCCGTCAGTTCCGCTTCGAACCCTTCCCAGTTCACCCCTTTGGGCGGTGCATTCAGCACCGCTTGTGTGGTGGCGTGAATCGCTTCAGCCGTGGGAAACACCGGGGCTCCGGCGGCGGCGGCAACCGGGGTTGCCGTAGATTTGGCTTTTGCCATCTCTTTCTCCGTTGATTCGGGTTGCAAAGATCAGGGCTGAATCAGTTCCCCGATGGATGAACTGTAGCCCGATGCGTTGTTTTCACAAGGGATAGCAGAATTGATGGTGAATCGTTCACCACCATTTCCCCACCCATACCGCACCCCCCAATGTCAGGATGGGACTCCGGGGCGCTGCTTGGGTTACTAATTTGCACCCGCAAAGACCACTTTTTTATTTCTGTAAGGGTAAACCCCACCCCCCTTTTATAGAAACACCCCCCGTCAGGAGTCCCAACCTCCTTGCGCGTGCAAAAAATAACATGTACAGTCCGCCACATTCACGGACTAAAGCCCGTTGCGCAAAACTTAATGGAATTGACCTGCACACCAGACCTTGGTGTGGTGCTTCCGCCCGAAGACATGCCCTACGCGACCTTGCGCGAGAGGGCCGCTGCCGCGTGCAAGACCATCTACGAACTAGCCCAGAACGGCTTGCCCCCGGAAACGCTGGAAGAAGAGCCTCAAGACGCCAAAATGGTTGAGGAAATCGTCACTGCCTTTGCGCAGGACGAGGAAAACACCAACAAAACCATCACCCAAGCCCGGTTTTCGTCCCTCAGACCGGCGGTAATACTGCAAATTGACGAGCATCTGACCGAGTTCAGCCACATCGTGGTGCGCAACGCGGTGCAGATCCGCACTTTTGTCACCAACAAACTGATTTTGGAAGCGTCAAACCCCGACGCAAGGGTGCGAATCCGCGCTTTGGAGTTGCTTGGCAAGGTTTCCGACGTTGGTTTGTTCACGGAACGCTCCGAAGTCACGGTCACCCACCGCTCAACCGACGAGTTGAGACTGTCTTTGCGGGAAAAACTGGAGATTTTGCGCTCCAAGAGCCGCCAAGACGTGATTGACGTGCCCGAAGCCCCGCAAATTGAGGAAGAAAACGCCCAAACCGAAGAAAACCCGTCTCTTTTGGCGGCTGCGGACGAGGAATTTGGGGATCTTGGGGTGCAGGACGACAAAACCGGGCAAGAGGACTAGATGTCGGTCGAGTCGGTCATCACAGACTTCTCAGACCTCACGGACGAGGACATTGACCTGCTTGTCGAGAACATTGACGAGTTTGACGACACCGAACAGCAGGAGATTTTGCAGATTGCAGAAGCCTTGGCTGATAGGCGGCAGGCGGCGAAGTGCCGGGATGACCTCATTGAGTTCTGCAAAGCGATGCAGCCTGACTACAAAGTCGGCAAGCACCACAGAATATTGGCCGACATCCTAATGGGGCTGGCGGAGGGCAGAAAAGACCGGGTGTGCGTGAACATCCCGCCCCGACACGGCAAAAGCCAACTTGTCTCCATATATTTCCCGGCGTGGTTTATTGGTAAATACCCTAATAAGAAGGTGCTGATGGTCTCGCACACCGCTGACTTGGCGGTGGACTTTGGTCGCAAGGTGCGAAACATCATTGACACAGACGCCTACAAAAAGATCTATCCCACGGTGACGCTTGCGCAGGACTCCAAGTCCGCAGGCCGATGGAACACAAACGTGGGCGGCGAGTATTACGCCTGTGGCGTGGGCTCTGCGTTGGCCGGACGTGGTGCAGACTTGTTATTGGTTGATGACCCACACAACGAACAGGACATCATCAATGGCAACTTCGACGTATTCGACAAAGCCTATGAATGGTTTACCTATGGTGCCCGTACGCGTCTGATGCCCGGGGGCAGGGTGGCGATCATCCAAACCCGGTGGCACCTGAACGACCTGACGGGGCGGGTGACCCGCGACATGGCTCAGAACACGGAGGCTGACCAGTACGAGGTGGTCGAGTTTCCGGCCATTTTTGATACGCCCAACGGACAGAAGGCGCTGTGGCCTGAGTTTTATGACTTGCAGGCCCTTGGGCGCACAAAGGCGTCGATGCCGCTGTTTCAGTGGAACGCCCAGTATCAGCAGAACCCCACCGCCGAGGAAGCGTCGGTGGTCAAGCGGGAGTGGTGGAACGAGTGGACAAAGGAGCGACCGCCCAACTGCGAGTACGTGATCATGTCTTTGGATGCTGCTGCGGAGACCAACAACCGGGCAGACTACACCGCACTGACAACTTGGGGGGTGTTCTTCAACGAGGAGAACACGGGCCCGGGGGCACAGACTTACAACATTATCTTGCTCAACTCCATAAAAGATCGCATGGAGTTCCCCGAACTCAAACGGCTTGCCCTTGAGGAATACAAGGAATGGGAGCCCGATGCGTTCATTGTGGAGAAGAAATCCGCAGGCACGGCGCTGTATCAGGAGATGCGGCGTATGGGTTTACCAGTGCAGGAATACACACCACACAGGGGTAGCGGAGATAAGTTAGCGCGTCTAAACTCCGTTGCAGACATTGTGCAGTCTGGGTTGTGCTGGGTTCCACAGACCCGGTGGGCCGAGGAAGTGGTCGAGGAGATAGCGGGGTTCCCGTTTATGCAGAACGACGACTTGGTGGACTCCACAGTCATGGCTCTCATGCGGTTCCGTCAGGGTGGGTTCATCAAGTTGCCCACGGATGAGAAGGATGAGATTCGGTATTTCCGTAGCCCGCGTAGCGTCGGGTACTACTGAGAGTTTAAGGAAGGCCAAAGATGGCGGATCCAAAATACGACGAAAAAACCCGCGAACTGCTACTGCAAAGTCGGCTTCCTTTTATGGAAGAGAACGCACCTGTGCAAAAGGGTAAGCAAGCACTGCCGTACAACACGGCGGGGCTCCCCGGGCTCGCCGTGCGAACTATGCCCTATTTGGAAGGAAAGAACACAAAAGCGTTTGTGCTTGCATCAAACAAGTTGTCCGCAGGGGACTCCAACAGGGCGTTGGATCAGACCATCTTTACTGCGCCAAACCCCAGCCCACAAACAATTGCCCATGAGGCGGAGCATTTGCTGGCTCGACAAAACACAGGCTTTGCGCAGGAGCCACGAGAAATTTTTAGGAAGTTGATTGATGAGGGTGGGGGCAAAGCGTATCGTGCGGTTCCACAGTTCCTCAACGGGCTTGCGGAGTCACTGCCCTACTTGGAAAAGAAGTACGGCATCAAAAACGGCT